TAAATTCGGCCATATAACGTTTTTATTTGTTGTATATATAAATATATGCAAAAAAAAGACGTCTACCAAAAAGGTAGACGTCAATATAAGAAATATGTAATTTTCTTAGAAGTTCAATACGCAGTAATCCATAGCGATAGTTGTTGATAAGTTGATTGCAGCTTCGTTAGCCCAATCGTACTCACCAAAAGTTGCTGTTTTTACATAAGCACCTTTTACAATCCACTCACCTACGATATCGCCTACTGGACCTAAAATATCTAATGTTAAGTCTTTCTTGTAGAAATCAGAATATCCATCACGACCAGTTACGGATTCGTGTGCTAAACGAGCCCATTCCATTACTGCTTGCGCACCACTTGGAGTTACGGGATCGTATAAGTTTAAAGTCATGTCATTCCAACGTACTTTACCTTTTAATTTACGGTATACATTGATATGATCTAAGATGATTTCTCCTGCTTCAAATCCAGGTGCTGTTGCACTTTTGATTAAGTATGCTGGGATACCATCTATATACATCATGAAACGGTTCTGAACCTTTGGTTCAAAAGCGGTGAACATGATTTCGTTAGCGTCTAATACTGCCATTTTATGTTAAATTTTAATTGCTATTAATAAATATTAAGAACCACATCCCCTTATGCAGGGAATGTAGCGCCTGTTGGTAATACGTTAAAGTTTAAGATGATAAATTCAGCAGTCTTAGTTGGTTGAATGTAAATTTGACCTACTAATTGGTTTCTATCAATTACGTCTGAAGTATTGTTCGTATCGTCCATTACTACTTTGTAAGCATATAAACCTTGTCTTTGTACTACTGATTCCATGTAAGGGTTAACTTGAGCTAAGAATCTGTTTCTTGTAGTGATTGTATTTTGTTCAAATACTAAGTTACGACCTACTTGACCAATGAAATCTTTTAAAGTTATCAATAAACGACGAACGTTTACTCTATCTAATGATGTAGCTTTACGTTGTAATGTCTTTTGACCAAATACAACAACACCTTCACTTGGGAATGTAGCTAATGGGTTAACGTTAGCGCTATATAATGTATCACGATCTGCTTGAGATAATTTTCTTTCAGCTCTTAATACTGATGGAACACCACCACGATTTAAACCTGCTGGAGCAAACCATTCAGCACTTACTTGGTCGTTAAATGCTAAAACACCACCCATTACTGTTGTAGCTGGAGACCAGATATTCTTACCTAAGTTTGAGTTATATAATTGAATCCAAGGATAGTAACATGCTGCATAGTTACTTGATTGACCAGCAGCGTTTGTTGAAGCTGCAGTAACTGTAGTACCATATATACCAGCACTTAAAGGAGCAAATGAATCACCTCTAGCTTCTACAACAGAAATTAATGTTGAAGCAGCTGTACAATCTAAACCTACAGCTGGAGCTATCAATACATTAAATTTGTATTCATCTTTGTTTGTTAATAAGTTTAATGCTGTAATATAATCTGCTGGGGCATATCCTTCTAAGTTAGTTGCAGTCATGTCTTCGTTCATTTTTTGAACTGTTGTTGTTGCTGCTTGACCACCACTAAATGAACCACCATAAGAACCACTACCAACAGCTGGTAAAGAACCACTATAAATAGCTGCTTTGTAAATACCATTGTTATCAATTGAATCAACTTGTGGAGTTGCAACAGCAGATACACGAACATATTGAGAAGCATTAGTGTAAGAACCACTAAGTGCTACATATGGATTACCTGCAGTATCTAAAGCATAAACTGGTTTAATATCACCAATTACACGAGAGATAAAGTTAGGTAAGTTTGGATCTAATGATAAGTTAGGCCAAGATTCAATGTAGTTAGCTTGAGCAGTATTATCATTACCAGCACGAATTGCTAAGTTAAATGTACCGCTACTAGTGTTTACAGTTGTAACTTCATAACGAATGTTATAAGCACTACCACTTGCTAAAGCACCACTAGATAAACTAGAAGTGTTATTCATTATATCACCCCAAGATAATGCTTCAAGAGTGAATGATGATGTAGAAGGAGTAATAGCGTTGTAAGCGTTTACAGATGCTTGAGCATACGTTTGAGCGTTTGCTGTACCACTAATAACACGAGTTACTAATAATGTTTGACCACCGTTTTGAAAATATTCGCGAGCAGCGATTGAAGTTAAATACTCATAGTAGTAACTACCACTCTTAAAAGTAGAACCGAATTTTGATAAATACTCAGAGTATGAAGTTACGTAAGTAGGTACAAGTGGACGACCCAATACTGTAGGACCTACAATAGCGGTTGCTGTGCCTTGAATACCTCTTTGTACTAAACTCTGATCACTTTCGTTCTGGAAAACACCAGGGCTTAAGATTTTTTCTGCCATTTTTATATTGTTTTTGGAATTTTATTAGGATTGACCTAATAATAAATATCCAAAAACCAACACAAAATGCTAATTATTGCTGAACAGGTGTAATTTCTCCAGTTTCTGGGTTAATTGAGCCAGCTCCGTATTTAGTTTGCAATGTTGATACTAGTGCTGTTTCTTTTTGTTCAATAGTATCAAGATCTTTAAACAAAGCTGTTTGATCTTCGCGTAACTTTACCAATTGTTTTTCAAATGTTAAAAGTTGCGTTTGGTTAACACCAATTTCAAATACAGTTTGATTGTATTTAGACTGTAATTCTTTAACTGATGCTAGTTCTTCTGTAGTTAATTGTGTCATAACGTTAATTTATCCAACGTTTATCTGGGCAGGCGTTGGGTCCTGCGGGTGAAAATACTTTTTTACTTAATGGACATCCACACATATCACACACATAAATGTCTAATGGTTTTGCGTAGAATTTATGAGGACAAGTGTCGCATACAGCAGTACGCTGTTCTGCTAATAGCTTTTGTTCAGGAGTGGGTTTAGCCGCAGCTACCCACGCCTGAAATATTTCACTAAGCTTGTTCATCAGCTACAACCAATTTAAAGAATGTAGAGTAGTTACCTTCTGTCTCAATGCTTTCTAGTTCATTAAGATTTACTGGTTTGTATTCTAGTTCTTTTTCTTCTTGCAGTAATGTGTTAAATTCATTTTGAAATTCAATGAATTTTGGATTTGGCTTGCCTTCAACAATGTTGCCATCTTCGTCTTTTACAACGTCAGTATACATTTGGATACCAATGTTTCCATTTTCATCAGCTTCGCCATGCTTTTTAATCAATTCTTCTTTTAAAGATTCAACTGCATTTTTTTCAGCTGTTACTTTTTTAGATAATTCAGTTAACCAGTATTTAGTAGTTAACTTTAATTTTTCAGCTAACAAGCCATTACTTACTTTTTCACCGGTTTGTTGATTCACAACTCCGTTTAATTCTGAATCTAGATTGTAGAATTCAAATAATTTTAAACTGATTTTTTCCATAATTACTTTGCTTTTTTAGCGTTTGTTTTAGCTTTTGGAGCTGCTGCTTTACTAGCTTTAGGCGCTTTAGCGATTTCTTCTTCAGCTTTAGCAACTACTTCTTTAACTTCTTCAACTACTGGTGCGATTGTTTCTTCAATTTTTTCAATAGTTTCAGCGATTTTTTTCTTGTTGTTGTTATATACTAGAGCAATTACTACAGCAATAACAATGATTGTAATTAATAATAACATATTTTATTTTTATTTGTTTGATATAAATATATACAAGAGATAGAAGACAACCAAGCTTATTTTGCTTTTAGTGCTTCTATTTCTATGTTAGCTGCGTCTAATTTTGCATTAAGTTCTTTAATAGCTTCAGTTAATACTGCTGTCATTCCAAGGTAATTCATTGCATACCCATTTTTTTCACTATAATCAACTAAATCAGGTAATATTGGTTCAACTTCTTGAGCTATAAATCCTAATTCAGTTCTTTGATGAAATGATCCGTCTCCTTTATCTATATATTCAAAAGAAACAGGTCTTAATGCCTTAACCTTATCTAAACAGTTTGTTAAACTAACTATGTTTTTCTTTTTTGTAGCATCAGAACTATTATATAAAGATGTTGTATATAAACCATAAATAAGATATAAAGTGTATCCTGGTTGAGCGCCATTATTTCCAATAGCATAAGATGCCGTACTAGTATCATAATACAACATATATTTAGCTGCATCATTTAAATATAGATATTGAGATCCCCCTCCGGAAAAAGCTATACTTCCGCCAGTAGTGATTTGTCCTGTTGAACTAATAACACCTGTTACTGATAGACCTGATGGAGAAATCTGTGCGTATTGGGTGCTGTTTGCCATTAAATTTAAGTTACCACCTCTAAAATTTCCAATAGCAGCATCATATCCTGTTGTAGGCTTTATAGCAATACCTGCTGTATTACTACCTCCATTTGCTACAATTTCCATATATGGTTCAGTAGCATTCATACTTAGTGGAGTATTGCTACTGCCATTAATAGTAACATTACCACCAAAAGTACCTCCACTACTTGGCACAACATATGATGTATAATTACCTGTAGTAAGCATTAAATACCATGCTTGAGTACCACTATTGTTTGTATTTCTTGTGTATACACCTTGAGCAAAAAATGGAGCAGCAAATTGTAATGCATAATAGTTTGCAGGATTACTATGGGTGCTTGATATAAGATGATACCAACTACTTGCACCACTTGGCCACCCTGTGTGAGATTCAGTTGATGAATCTTGAAAAAATCCTGAATTAACTCTACTAGAAATGTTGGATACATCTGTAGATGATTGTCCTGAATTTAGATATGTAGCGTACGTTGCTGAGCCTGCTGAAGTTGCCGATGTTGCTGTGGTTGCTGATGTTGCAGAACCAGCACTAGCAGCATAAGATACTGATAAAGCACTTGTTCTATAAGTTCTTAAATAGTTATCGCTACCATTTGTTCCCCAAACTCTATCTGCATTAGAGTTATTATTTTCATTACCGTTTGATGAGTTTATATATCCACATTGAATATAACCATTAGCATCAGTAGTTACAATTTTACTTGCATTATTGTTTCTACCAGTTTCTACTGCATAACCACCTGCTGTGGTTGCGTTACCAGATAAATTTCCACTAAATGTAGCAGATACTGTTCCTGGGAATGAAGTATTGCCACTGCCATCTAATAGTGTAGCTGTTCTAGTAAGTGAGGTAAAAGTGCCTGTGTATTGTCTTACGTAAATGGGTTCTGTGCCATCATCGGCTGTTGCAAGTTCTAAATAACCTGCATTTGTTGCAGTACCACCTACACGAATTCTAGCAAAGTCATTATCTGCAATTGCTGCATACATTACATCTGCTACGTTAGTTCCAGTAAGTGTTACATTTGTCTGTGTTGCTGTTGATGCGTTACCAGATAACGCAGCAGTAATAGTACCTGCTGAAAAGTTACCTGAGGCATCTCTAGCTACAATAGTACTTACTGTATTAGCATTTGTAGCATTAGTAGCTATTGTTACACCAGTTGATCCATTATATGAAGTGCCTGTTAAATAGGTACCAAATGTTAATGTGCCTAAGTTTGATCCTAAAGAAATTCCTGAAATAGTACTATTAGTTAAAGCAGCATTAGGTATTTGAGTTAAGTTTGCCCCACTACCATAAAATACAGAACCTGATATTAAACCTCCAACATACATTGAGCCTGTAAACACCTGAGTGTTTGAAGGTGAACTACCAAATATATTTGATCCACTATTATAGCTAGTAGTATTTACTACTAATGATTGAGCAATAATACTTCCACTAACAACTAAGCTACCACTTACAAACACACTTCCACTAACATTTAAACTACCACTAGTGTTAAAGCTACCACTTAAATTGGTAGGACCATTTACATTTAATGATGCAAAGGTAGGGCTACCTCCTAATCTAACTAATGTTACTGTTTGGCTCATATATTAATATGTTGTTCCTTCTTCCTCTTGAGATGATTTATATTGTCTTCCTGTAGTGTCTGCTGCTTGCAATTCTGCTGCTTTAGCTATACACTCTTCATTTGTGTTGAATTCATAGATTGGATCTTCTGGGTGAAGACGAGCGACCCAAATTTGATCTAGTCCTGGAAGGAATTGCATTAGTACGATGTATTTCATATTATTTATTTAAAAGTGTGTTTATTTGTTGTTGTTGTGCTTCTATTTGTGCTTGTTGTTCTTGAATAGCTTTTACTAATACTGGTATAATGAATTTTTCATTTACTCTTAATGGATTTTCTATAGTTGTTTCTCCTACTATTATTGAGTTTCCTCCAAAGTTTTCTACAGCTTCAGGTACAGCGTTTTGTACTTCTTGGGCTATAAAACCAAACATATCCTTATTTTCCTCTGTTAATTCGAATCCTTCAATCCAATTAAATTTAACAGGACGTAACGCACTTACTTTAGATAAACCATCTGTTATAGTTTCAACATTACGTTTTAATCTAACATCAGAAGCATTATAAATATTTGTTCCTGAAGGTGCACCTATACTACCAGCATTAGTAATAGTCATTCTTGTTCCTAAAGAAGCATTTTGTGCGGTTTGAAATTCCATCTGTCCATCATCAGCTAAAGAACCATTATCCATTTGTAAAACCCTAATTCCTGCTAAATCACCATATCCATTTTGGAATCTAAGTCTAACTCCAGCACTTGTTGGAGATGTATTATATAGGGTTAATATATCAAATACTGAATCTGAGCTTACTCTAAACAAAGAGGCACCATCATTCGCAATGCGGAATCTTTCAGCAGGGGTAGTAGCAGTTCCATTTGCGGAAGTAGCAAATATTAACATACCACCGTTATTAGTTCCAGCGTTAATATTTGTGCCCCATATAGCAGCAATTTGTTCTAAACCTCCAAATGAGTTTCCAGCATAAAATCTTATTGGAACAATATTTCCTGAAGCGGCTCCTGTTATGTTTTGAAGACTAAGTAATGTTCCTGTAGTTCCTGCTCCTGTTCTTACATCAAGAATAGATGATGGTGAAGATGTACCAATACCAACATTACCACTAGCACTAACAGTCATTCTAACTGTGCTATTAGATACTAAATGAAAGTTTTTTGCAACACTAGTTCCAATTCCCCCTTCATAAGGACCAGCACCTGTAAACAATTGATTACCAGCACTTCCTTCAATACCAAAATCTAAGTTACCACTTGTATTATTTATAGTACCTGCATATCTTGTTGCTCCACCTCCAACTAAAGATAAAGCATAGTTACTTGAACTAATTTGTAATGCAGGAGCAGATCCTGTAATATAAACACTACCAGTAAACTGATGCGTATTAGA